AAACTCCACAAGATGGTGGATGAGGCATGTAAAGACCTTGCCAATGTTTCTGCTAGTCAGGTTGAGATTCAATCTGGCATTCAGTTTTATGATGGAGTTTCTACTGCAGAAATTCAGGAAATTCTAATTCGCTCTGCAAGCGACTTGATTGACCTTGACCATCCCAACTATCAGTTTGTGGCAGCAAGACTTCTTCTGTTTGCTCTCCGTAAGCAGTTGTTTGGTCGTATGCACGAAACACCAAATGTTAAATCACATGTAGAAAAGTGTGTTGATAGGGGTGTCTATGATGCCGAAATTCTTGATCTGTATGATGATGAGGAGTTTGAAAAACTTGAGTCATTTATTGATCATGAAAGAGATTTTATATTCACATATGCTGGTCTTCGCCAGGTTGTGGATAAATATCTAGTACAGGATAGAAGTACTGGGGCACTCTACGAAACGCCACAGTTCATGTATTTGCTGATTGCGGCAACTATATTTTCAAAGTATCCTAAAGAGACACGACTGGACTACGTAAAAAAATATTATGACGCAATCTCAAAACACAAAATCAACATTCCCACACCTATCATGGCAGGAGTGCGAACTCCACTTCGACAATATGCTAGCTGTGTTCTTGTTGATGTTGATGACTCCCTCGATAGCATCTTTAGTTCTGATATGGCTATCGGCAAATATGTTGCACAAAGGGCGGGAATCGGTATCAACGCGGGTAGAATCCGTGGCATCAACGCTAAAATCCGTGGAGGTGAAGTACAGCACACAGGAGTCGTCCCATTCCTTAAAAAGTTTGAGTCAACTGTGCGATGCTGTACACAAAATGGTATCAGGGGAGGTAGCGCAACTGTGCATTTCCCTATCTGGCACCAAGAAATAGAAGATATTATTGTTCTGAAAAATAATAAGGGAACCGAAGATAATCGTGTAAGAAAACTTGATTATTCGATCCAAATCTCCAAGTTATTCTATGAGCGATTTATCAAAAACGAAGACATCTCCCTCTTCAGTCCTCACGATGTACCAGGTCTTTATGATGCTTTTGGCACTGATGAGTTTGATGACATTTATACAAATTATGAATCTGATGGATCAATTCCACGCAAGACTATTAGTGCTCAAAAATTATTTCTGGACATCTTGAAAGAAAGAGCAGAAACTGGTAGACTCTATATTATGAATATTGACCACTGCAACTCTCACTCATCCTTTATGGATAAAGTTGAGATGAGCAATCTGTGTCAAGAAATTACACTTCCAACCAAACCAATCAATCATATTGACGACGAAGATGGTGAAATTGCTCTCTGCATTCTTAGTGCTATTAATGTTGGCAAAATTAGGACTTTGGAGGATCTTGATGTTCTTTGCGATCTTGCAGTTAGGAGTCTTGATGAACTTATTGATTTTCAGCAATACCCCGTTAAAGCAGCAGAAATTGCCACAAGAGCACGTCGTTCACTTGGAATAGGATATATTGGTCTGGCACACTATCTTGCCAAGCACGGTTGGTTCTATGATGACCCACATGCCTGGCAACTTGTTCATGATTTATCAGAGGCATTCCAATATTATCTAATTCGTGCTACAGTAAACCTTGCAAAAGAAAAGGGTGCTTGTGAGTATAATAGTCGAACAAAATATGGAAATGGTATTTTGCCAATTGATACATACAAGAAGGATGTAGATGAGATTATACCGAATGAGCTTCACTACGATTGGGACAGTCTTAGAGAGGATGTCAAACAGTATGGTGTTAGGAACTCAACATTGTCCGCACAGATGCCATCGGAGAGCAGTTCCGTTGTGTCAAATGCGACAAATGGAATTGAACCCCCCCGCGCCTTCCTGTCCGTTAAAAAGTCGAAGAAAGGAGTTCTCAAGCAGATTGTCCCACAATATAGCAGTCTTAAAAGCAATTATACTCTTCTTTGGGATATGGAGTCCAATCGTGGTTATATTAATATTGTTGCTGTGATGCAAAAATTCTTTGACCAGGCTATTTCTGGTAACTGGAGTTACAATCCACAGCATCATGAAAATGGTGAAATCCCCATTTCACTTTGGGCACAAGATCTTCTGACTACATATAAGTACGGTTGGAAGACAAGTTATTATCAAAACACATATGATAATAAAAATGATGAGTTAGAAGAAACAAAGTCAACATTAGATAATTTAATTTGTGATATCGAAAACACCACGGAGGAAGACTGTGAGTCTTGTAAAATTTAAGAGAAGTATGGAAGATAATATGACGGCAATTAGTCAAATGACTGTTTTTAATTCGGAACAAGTTGATACAAAGAAACAACCAATGTTCTTTGGAAAACCATTAGGAGTTCAAAGATACGATTCATACAAATACCCAGTATTTGATAAACTCACAACACAACAACTTGGTTATTTTTGGAGACCTGAAGAGGTCTCTCTTCAGAAAGATCGTGCTGATTATCACACTCTGCGTCCAGAGCAGAAGCATATCTTTACTTCTAACCTGAAGTATCAGATTATGCTTGACTCTGTTCAGGGTCGTGGTCCTGGTATGGCATTTGCCCCATACTGCTCTCTACCTGAACTAGAGGCGTGTATGAAGGTATGGGAGTTTATGGAGATGATCCATAGTCGCTCTTACACTTACATCATTAAGAATGTGTATTCAGATCCTTCTGAGGTATTTGATACCATCCTCAAAGAGGAGCGTATCATGGAGCGTGCTCACAGTGTCACACATGCTTATAATGATTTCATTAATAGTGCCCAACAGTATGGAAATTCTGATGAGTGGTTACATGCATTAGAACAAGTTCCTTACGCAAAAGAGGCAAGGTATGAACTCAAGCGCAAACTCTACAGAGCAGTTGCAAACGTTAATATTCTTGAAGGTATTCGCTTTTACGTCAGTTTTGCATGTAGTTTTGCTTTTGGCGAGCTCAAACTTATGGAAGGAAGTGCCAAAATAATTTCACTAATTGCCAGAGATGAAAATCAGCATTTGGTGATTACTCAGAATATTCTAAAGAACTGGACGAATGGTGATGATCCTGAAATGAAGCAGATTGCTAAGGAAGAAGAACCTTGGTTAATTAAAACATTTGAAAATGCCGTAAATCAGGAAAAAGTTTGGGCAGAGTATCTGTTCAAGGATGGTAGTATGATTGGTTTAAATGATAAATTACTTCAACAGTATGTTGAGTGGATTGCCAACCGTAGAATGAAGGCTATTGGGATGAAACCCATTTATGATATTCCTGCGAAGAATAATCCTCTTCCATGGACAGAGCACTGGATTTCCTCCAAAGGTCTTCAAGTAGCACCTCAAGAAACAGAGGTCGAGTCCTATATCGTAGGAGGTATTAAGCAAGATGTCACAAAAGACTCATTCTCAGGATTCCAACTTTGAAGAAATTTGGAAAAAAATGGATGAAATAGAACCATTAACACCGGTTCAAAAATCCATACAAGCATATAAAGAAGCAGCAGTTTCTGATGAATATATGTTTGGTGATTATGATGGATATCAAGCATATGAGGATGTCGAATAGGCATCCTCAATTTTTTTTATAAATATCTTTATATGTAAAGAGTTAATAATAAATGTCACCTTCTCAAAAACAAAAGTGGCATCCACAAGCGACTAAAGTAAGTCCTTGGCCTTGGGTGAATGCCTGGAATGCTCTAAGAAATAAAGCATCAAGAGATGAGTTTTTGCGGCAGCAAAGATTAAATAAGAGATCTGAAGGAGATAGTGAAAAGGAAGTAAAATCTAAACCTAAAGATCCAAAAAATACTGTTCCTTCAGGATCATTTAATATTTCTCCGATAGGTAGTAAGCGAAGAAATGAAGTAGAAGCAGGAATTTCTGCTTCTATAAAAGCAGCACGTAAAGAACGGAATTCTAATAATAATACTAATAATTCTTCTTCAGAAAATAACACCCAACTAACCTGGGACGATGTTAATAAGGTTGATAGCGATTTACCACTGCCATCTTCAAGAATTAGAAATCCTAATAGATATGGTAAGACAGATCCTATGCAACAATGGAGATCTGCAAATCCAAAACT